GAGAGCGTTAGCCGTACCTGAGAACGCATGCGCGTAGGCGGACGTCTCAGAGAACAGGCCCTTGATCTTCGTGCTTCCGTTGCCGGCTACGGCGTCGGCTCCGGCCTGCTCTTGGATGTCCTCGTACATCCAGCCGAGAAGCATGGATTCCATGCCGTCGACCGAATCGAGGACGGTCTGCGTGGCGCGCTGGTCGCTGTAGTAGTCGTAGCAGACCAGGCTCGGACTGGTGAACGTCGGTTCGGTCTGTTCGGAGCGGGCGCCGGTTTCGGTCGCGTTGGCGACGACGCCGTGCGTTGCCTTGTAGGGCAGGAGCAGGGTCGTGTCGCCGCTCATGCGGAACAGCGTCGCGTTACCGAAGATCGGGTCGTTCTTGCGGATCTTCTCGATCAGCTCGGCGTGCACGGGCTCGGGGACGATGAATCCGCCGTTGGCGTCCGACGTCGATAGTGCCGTGTCCATGAACTGACCCGTGCGCAGCCAGCAGAAGTAGTTCCTGCGCTCGGCCTCGGCCGCGGTCTCGCCGCTGCCGATGGTGGCGGCGTTGCCCTTGGCCACCTGGGCGCGCAGTTCCTCGAGCTCGGCGTCGCGCATCTTACCGGCGACGTCTTCGAGGGCGTGCATCTCGCCCGTGAGGGACATGAGCTTGTCGCGGTCGGTCTCGGTGGGGTTCTCCTTGGCCGCGAGGTCCATGATCTGAGCCTCGATGGCCTGACAGCGGCTCTCGACTTCCTTATAGTCGTACATTGTTCACACCTCCTTGGAGGGGTAGGAAACGAATCCAACCCAGGGCACAAACACCCATGTCCTGGGCTTGGGAATGGCCTCTGCGGCCGGGTCGGGCGATCCCTCTGCGGGCTCGCCCGGGGTGTCTTTTATGAGCGCCACGGGGGGCGCGTTGCGGAAGCGCGACAGGTCGAAATGGGCGGCGACCTTGACGGAGTCCGTCACCTCGTCGACGAAGCCCTGGGCCTTGGCCTCGGCGGCCTCTAGCCAGGTTTCGGCCGCCATGCCGGCGCGGATGGCGTCGGGCTCGGCGCCGGTCTTGGCGATGTAGACCGCGGCGATCGTATCGCCGATCTTGTCGAGCACATCGGCAAACTGGCGCATCTCGTCGGCATCGCCCATGGCCATACCGAAGGGGTTATGGAACATGAAGAGGGCATTGGACGCCATGAGGATGCGGTCGCCGGCTAGGGCGACGACCGAGGCGATAGAGGCGGCGAGGCCGTCGATGTAGGTCGTGACCGTGGCCGGGTGGCCGCGGAGGGCGTTGAAGATGGCCTGCCCGTCAAAGACGTTGCCGCCGGGCGAGTTGATGTGTAGGTCGATGGCGTCGACGTCGAGGGCGGCGAGGTCTTTGACGAACTGCTTGGCAGTGAGGCCTTCGCCCCAGAAGTTCTCGCCGATCTCTTCATAGACCCAAATGGACGCGCGCCGCTCGGCGGCGTTCTTGATGTCATACCACTGTTTCAACGTCGTTCCTTTCCTCATCAACTGTAGGGGCGGCGTCACCCGGGACCGCGCGGCGGGCGAACGCCTCGGCATCAAACGAGACGCCGGCGAGGGCGAACGCCTCGGCGAGGGGGGCCAGCTTGGCGACGGCGAAGGCGACAGTTTCCTCGCGGGTGCGGTCCTTCGCCTGGTCGCTGGCATAGCGTCGGCGGATACAGGCGAGGGCGTCGCGCATGAGGGGCTCAAGCGTGAAAGCGGCGGGGGCCGGCGGAGCCTGGGGCTGCTCGGGCGGCGTGGGTGGCGGCTCGGGCGGTTCCGGTGTGCCGGGGGACGAGACGGTCCCGTCGTCCTCGACGATCCCTAGGTTGAGGTCACAAAGGAACTTGTCGAGACCGGGTGCGGGGTTGAGGTTGTAGTGGCTGCGTGCCTCGTCGCGGTTGAGAATGCCGGCGCGGACCAAGGTCGCGTCACCCTCGGAGCGGGTCTTGTAGTCGCCGCGGAGCAGCCCGTCTAGGTTGAACTTCGCCCGCACGCCCTTCTCCAGTAGGCGGAAGCTGAGCACGCGCTCCGTGTTCACACACATTGGCGTGATGGTGTGCTTGGCGAACCACAGATCCTGTTGCTCAGAGTTCGTATACGTCCCGTGTTCGAGGTCGCCAGCCATGGCGAGCGGGACGCGGAAAATCGAGCAAATCTTCTGGAGCTGCAGGCGCTCCTGCTCGGTGAGCTGGGCGTCTTGCATGCTCATGTCGTTCTGCTTGTACTTGAGGCCGCGGTCAAAGATGCGCACCGTGCCGGTGCCGAGCAGGCCGGCGAATCCCTTGAGCTGCGCCTGCAGGGCGGTCATGTCCTCGGCGGACAGGGCGTCCTCCTTCTCCAGGTAACCGGGGAAGTGCGTCCCGTTGCCGAGAAGGCGCGCGAAGAACTGCTCGCTGCCGATGGCCACGCCGATAGCCTCGCTCGCGAGGTCAATCAGTGAGGCGCCCACGAACGGGGTGCGGAGGATCGGACCCTTGAAGTGGAGGATCGTGTCGACGCTGTAATCATCCGGTGGCGTGATGTCGTCGCCCACGTAGCGATAGAACGCGCGGCCGCCAGCGAGGTTGAGGACGGGGGGCTGGGCCATCAGGGGCCAAATCGCAGTGGGGCGGCCGCCGGGTCCGCGGATGATGTGAGCGTAAGCGTTCCCGGCGACGTCCTCGGCGAGCTGCTTCCATCGCCAGAACTCGCCGGCGTTCATGAGATCGTTCGGCTGCTCGGCGAGCAAGCGCTGCGCCCAGTGGTTCGGGGCCGGCGTCTCGGCCTTGGCGCCGCCGGCGGTCAGAATGTGGAGGGGGAGCGAGGCGAAGGTCTCCGCGCGGACGACCAGGCAGGCGAGGACGGCCACGCAGTTGAGGCTCTTCGCCTGCGTGACCTGGACGCCGCTGGAGGTGCCGGCGGCGACCGAAGTGTAGAAGGCGCGGAGGACGGCGTCGTCAGAGAGGCTGTATTCCTCACCCAGGTCTTTGACTCCCCGTGTGAACCAGAGCACCGGGTTGATTTGCACGCTGTCACCTCATCCTGAGAGTTGGGAATCCCGCCCTTCATCATGGGGCGGGTGTCACCCGAGCGGGATGGAGTAGACTCCGCCGGTCTCGAGGAAGCTCGGTACGATGTGGCCGGCTTCGGCCTCGGCGATGTCCATGGCCATGGCGAGGGCCACGGCGGCGTCGATGTGTGAGGTGGAGTCGGCCTTCTGGATGCGCCAGCCGAAGCTGGTCTCTTTGACCGCGGCGCCCATGACGTGAGCGGCGAGCACGGGGTCGCCGCCGTGGCGCAGGCGCTCCTCGGTGACAGCGTCGTACATGCGCTGGCAGGCGCGGGTCATGTTCAGATTGTTCTGCGGGAACTCCTCGATCGGCAGCCCTTCGTCCAGGAGCTCGCGCATGGTGCGGACGAAATAGGAGCGGTCGCACGGTACGCGGCTGACGGTGAAGGACGAGCAGAGCTCGCGGAGCAGGTTGCCCACCTCGTCGTGGTCAATGGCGCGCATGATGGAGCCGTCCTCCTCGGCCGTGAAGGTGAAGCAGAGGACGTGATGGACCATCTTCTCGTCGAGTTGGTCGAGGATGACGGCGGTATGGTCGCGCCGCAGTGAGGCGTCGACCGCCAGCACGCAGGGACGCTCGGGGTCGAACTCGGGATCATCGCCGCAGGCGGCCCAGAGCTTCTCGGAGAAGATGCGGTTGTGGCCCATGAGCGGCGCCCGGTTCAAGTGGTAGCGCTCGAACTCCGCCAGGGGCAGGGAGCGGAACTGGCGCTCCAGTATCGTGTCCGTGATCCAGCTCGCCGGGTTGGCCTTCTGCCATACGGCCGGGTCGGTAGCGTCGGCCGAGTCGGAGGCAGAGACCCAGTGGACATAGGCGCCGGGATCGTCCTTCCAGCGCTTGCGGACTTCCCACCAAACGCCAGAGCGGTCCTGGCCGGCGGTCGTGATGACGAAGATCAGCGGCTCGGGGTAGCCGGCCGACCCGGAGATGAGCGCATTCAGCATGGCCTCTGTCTTGTGGACGTGTAGTTCGTCGACCGCGGCGAACGAGGGGTGGTAGCCCTGCGCGGTGTCGGCGTCGTGGGGCATGGCCCGGAACGTGGCCCCCGTGTCGCGGACCTCGATGAGCGCTCGCTTCGTGTCGAGGATGCGGGACAGTAGGGGGTCGGCGAACGCCATACGCCGCGCCTTGCGGAAGACGATCCCGGCCTGCACCTGCGTTGTGGCGACGGCGTATTCTTCGGCGCCGAAGACCGGCTCGCCGCACAGGTGATAGTGGGCGAGTGCCGCGGCAAGGGTCGACTTGTCATGCCAGCGCGGGACCCCGATCAAGGCCTTCGTGTACTTGCGCTTGCCCTGGCGGTTGAGGGTGCCGTATATCGGCAGAATCTGTTTCTCCCACTGCCAGTCCTCGAGCAGAAAGTGCTTGCCGGCAACGGCGCCGTCCGGGTGGACGATGTGAGTCCGAAGGAAGTTGCGCACGCGCTCGGCGCGGCGCATGCCCTCACGGGAATATCTAGCCATCGAGCTCTGCCTTCAGCGAGGCGAGCAGCGACTGTCCGGTGATCTGCATCAAGTCGAGGCGGATACGGGCCTCCGGCGAGAGGCCGAGCGTCGCGGCCAGCTTGAGGTAGAGGTGCGCCGATTGCTGCTCAAGGGCCAGCATCGGATTGCGCACCGGGCCAAACTCAGTGTCCACGATGAGGCCGTGTTTCTGCACATAGAGCGCCGCCTGCCGGTGGCGGTAGGCGGCGATGCAAAGTTGCTCCACGAGCGGGAGGTCGCCCGCGCGTAGTTCGTGGCGCGCGACCTCGACACACATCGAGCGCCAGAGTCCGCGTGCCTCCTCGGGCAGCGAGGGCGGCGGGTCGATCTGCGCCGCGGCCTTGACCGGGAAGGCGCTGGAGTATTCGACCGGGACAATCTCGGTTGACTTGCGCTGCCGAGCGGTGCCCTGGCGCTTTGCCTTGGGGCTGGGCTTGCGTCCGCGTGTCATCGTCGCACCTTGAACTCGCGCCGCACGACGCGGGCGATCCCGATTGCGGCATGGTCGCAGCGCAGGGCGAGGGCCGGCGGAGCCCGTACGGCGGCGGTGGCGAAGGCCGCCGAGACGGAACGCGCCAGGACGATGCAGCGCATAACCGCCTCGGCCGGGTCGGAGACGCCCGTGCCGAGAAGGTCGCGCATCTCTTCGGCGGACACCCTGGGAATGTCGCTCGTGGGATACGGTCCGGCGTTACGCGCGTGCCGACGCCGGCAGGCGTTGGAGCACCAACGGCGGCGTCGGCCGTTGCGCGGTTGCGGGGCGAGCGGTTCGCCGCAGATACAGTGGGTGGGGCCGGTTGGCATGCCTCCACCGTAACCGGCCCGTCACCCGATTACGGGACAGGCGGGTAAACCCTAGGCGGGCAGTGTATTTGCAATGATTTCATAGATAGCAGGGACTCGAGGTTTGGATGTGTTCGCGTTGGTGATCGGAAGGGGGTAGGGGGCGGGCGCGCCGGGAGGGGGTTGGGCGCGCCCGC